GATAATACAATTAAAATGGGATTGGTTAAACGTTGGGCATTCTTTGATAAGTCGTTTAGGATAGACAAAAAGAACTTTACAGATGAAAACCTACTTAAAAAAGCAAAAGAGTTTGATAAACTTAATCATGCTGACCAGGTAAAAAAGAATATGCTGCCCTTTGAAACATTATTTTTTGAATTAGGAGCAGAAGTTCTTAAAAATGTAGAAGGATTCTTAGCTGCTAATCCAGATAAAGCTATTCAAACCGTAAGAAAACAGGTTGCAAAGGCAATTAGTGACGTTAGAAAGGGTGGAGACCTTAAAAAATTAAATAGAATGACTCAACAATTACAGAAAATAAAATCTATTGGGGGTTTTAAAACTATAATACCAAGTGAAGGTTTGGTGTTTATATACAAGGGAAATACATATAAATTAACAGGAGCATTTGCACCAGTAAATCAAATTGCTGGTATGATGACTTTCTAAAAAGAGAAAAGGTTATGAAAAAATATATAAGTGAAGCAAAGGTTCAAAGAATGAGAAATCTCGCAACAAAGAAATTTGGAGATAAAACAAAAATACAAATAGGGTACGGTAATAATGAAGGTGACCATGTTGAAGGAGATGTTTGGGAAGAAAAAGGAAAAAAATGGACTATAAAAAATGGAATAACTCAAACCATTACAAAATTAGATAGCGTAAGAAATAAGGTACACATGCCATTAGTTTGCCCAAAATGTGATACTCGAGTAATGAAAGGTGAATTAGATAAAATGTTTTGGAAATTATATAGTGAATGTATGGACTGTAGAATTTTTCATGAAACAGATCTTAAAATAAAGGGTAAATATAAACAATACGAAAAAGATATTATGACCAAAAACTTTAAGTCATATATTAAAGATTTAAAAGAAGTAGCAAAAGATTTTATTGGGGAAACAAATAGAAAGGGATATATAACTGAGGCAGGTAAAATAGAAGATTGGAGTGGCGAAAATACAAAAGAAGTACGAGATAGAATCAATAGTCGTATTGAAAATCTAGAAAAAGATTTAACTAAAAAGTACGAAAATATGCATAAAGAATAACGTGTCGATATTTATTAAAGATATGGATAGACTAACAAAAGATATTTTGGGATAAACATGAAAAAACAAAGACTAACGGAAATAATAATTGAAGAACTTACCAGTGTTTTAATTGAAAATATTACTAAAAACTTTACTAAGGCTATAGAAACATATAAAAAAATCCAACTTCACCAACAAGACTTAAGAAAGGCTTTTGTTGGAGAGAAAGATCCTAAGAAAAAGGAAAAGTTAAAACAAGGATTAATAAAGATGCACGCCCAGGTTGTAAAGGCTGAACAAGAATTTAATAAAGCCCTACACACAGAACCAGTTGAAGACGATTTAACTGAAAAAAAGAATAAGGGTCTTTGGGCAAATATACATGCTAAAAGAAAAAGAGGCGAAAAACCAGCCCACAAAAATTCTAAAGCACATAAATCTGCGGTTAAGGCAGCCAAAAAAATAAACAAAGAAGGATTAAATGAAGATGTATTTAAGTCTTTTCTTAGTGATGACCCATCGTTTAAACTATATACAGCAACAAACACAGACAATACAAAATCTGTAAAGGCTAGAAAAACGGATAAAACATTTGACGATGGTGTTCCTGTTCTTAAATACATTGCAAGAGCTTCTAAAAAAGATTCACCTTTACCAAAGGGTAAATTTAAAATTATAGAAGACAACAAATATGGTTGGTGGTATTATCAAGTTGGCAAAGCTTGGTATGGAATACAACAAAAAGATTATGGAACACCACCATTTGAATACTAAAAATAAGGAGATAGAGTTATGAGTATATTAGGAAAAATATTTTCAGCTGGAGCTGGAGATTTAGTTAAAAGTGTAGGAGGAGTTATAGATAACCTACACACATCCAAAGAAGAAAAACTAGCAGCAGAACAAAAAATACAAGAACTAGTTGCTAAATATGAAACAGATATGGAAGCAAACATTAGTGACCGTTGGAAGGCTGATATGAATAGTGATTCTTGGTTATCAAAAAATGTAAGACCGTTGGTTCTTATATTCTTAGTAGTATGTACTGTATTAATGATATTCATTGACGCAGGAACTATTTCATTCGTAGTAGAAGAAAAATGGACAGATTTACTACAATTAGTACTCATCACAGTCATAGGTGCATACTTTGGTGGAAGAAGTTTTGAAAAGAGAGTTAAGAAGTAGTACTAAAATAGTCCTAAAAATATATTTATATATATGAAGAAGACAAAGTCGATTAAAGTAATTATTCGAGAAGAATATTTAAAGTGCGTTCAGGATCCTGTATACTTTATGAAGAAATATTGTCAGATCCAACACCCTACCAGGGGAAGAATACCCTTTGATCTATACAAATTCCAAGAAAGAACTCTAGAAGAATTTCAACACAACGATTATAATATTATCCTTAAATCAAGGCAACTTGGTATATCTACTATATCTGCAGGATATTCACTATGGCTTATGCTATTTCACCAAGACAAAAATGTACTTGTAATTGCAACTAAACAAGACGTTGCAAAAAATCTTGTGACTAAGGTTAGAGAAATGCATGATTATTTACCTTCTTGGTTGAAAGGAAATTGTGTTGAAGATAATAAATTATCATTAAGATTTAAAAATGGATCTCAAATTAAAGCTGTATCTAGTTCTGGTGATGCTGGTAGATCTGAAGCACTATCACTACTTATAATAGATGAAGCTGCTTTTATTGATAAGATTGAAGATATTTGGGCGTCTGCCCAGCAAACATTAGCTACTGGTGGTAAGTGTATTGCTCTTTCAACACCAAACGGTGTAGGTAATTGGTTTCATAAGACATGGGTAAAGGCAGAGGAAAATACCAATAATTTTAATACTATAAGGCTACACTGGTCAGTACATCCAGACAGAGAGCAAGCTTGGCGAAATGAACAGGATGAATTACTAGGACCTAAAATGGCTGCACAAGAATGTGATTGTGATTTTGTTTCTTCTGGTCATAATGTAGTAGATCCATCAATAATACAATGGTATGCAGATACCCACCAAATGGATCCACAAGAAAATAGAGGTTTTGATGGAAATTGTTGGATTTGGGAACATGTTGACTATAGTAAAACATATATGGTAGTAGCTGACGTCGCAAGAGGTGATGGTAGTGACTTTTCAACCTTCCATGTGATTGATATTGAAACAGTAACACAAGTAGCAGAGTACAGAGGCCAATTATCACCTAAAGACTTTGGTAATATGCTAGTTAACATAGCAACAGAATATAACGACGCTTTATTAGTTATTGAAAATGCCAGTGTAGGTTTTGGCTCAATACAGAGTGCAATAGATAGAGAATATAAAAACTTATATTATACATATAAACAAGACGGTGTAGTAGATGCTACAACACAATTAACTAGGGGATACGACTTAAAAGATAAATCACAAATGACTCCTGGGTTTACCACATCTTCAAAAACTAGGCCACTTTTAATTTCAAAACTTGATATTTATTTAAGAGAAAAAGACTGTATCATTAGATCTAAGCGCTTACTAGAAGAATTACGTGTTTTCATTTGGAATGGAAGCAAAGCACAAGCACAAAGAGGATATAACGATGATCTAGTTATGGCCTTTGGAATCGCAATGTGGGTTAGAGATACCGCATTAAAATTAAAGCAACAAGGAATAGAGTTAGATAAATTAGCTATAAATAGGATTGGAAAATCCAATCAAGGCGTATATACTAACAATATGGGAAGCGATCCTTGGAAAATGAAAACAACAAGCAATGAAGAAGAAGATTTGCGATGGTTGTTATAAGGTTATAAAAAGGGAAAAACTATGGCGGACAAAACATTTTTTGGAAGACTAAAAAAATTATTTTCAACTGGAGCAGTTGTAAGAAGAGTAGGTGATAAAGATTTACGAGTAGTAGATACTGCTAGACTACAATCAGCTGGAAATTTAGCATCAAACACACTGGTTGATAGATACAACAGACTACACCACTCAAATTTAGCTAATTCTGTATATAATCCAACTCAAGCCTTTGCGCAAATGAGAAATGAATTATTTACAGACTATGAAGCTATGGATACAGATTCAATAATATCATCAGCACTAGATATATATGCAGATGAATCAACAATGAAAAATGAGTATGGAGATATATTACAAATAAACAGTGATAAACAGGAAATAAAGGAAATTTTACATAATTTATATTACGATGTATTAAATGTAGAATTTAACCTCTGGCCATGGATAAGGAATATATGTAAATATGGAGATTTTTATCTTAAATTAGATATTTTAGAAAAGGTTGGAGTAACTAATTGCCAGCCTATCTCTGCATATGAAGTTCAAAGAGAAGAAGGATTAGATCCACAAAGACCGGAGTATGTTAGATTTTTACATGACCCAAGTTTTGCTGGTACAAATGCATCTAATGTTAATTCAACTACAAAAACATATTATGAAAATTATGAAGTAGCCCACTTTAGAATGTTAAATGATACAAATTGGTTACCATACGGCAAATCAATAATTGAATCTGGTAGAAAAACTTGGAAACAATTAACTCTTATGGAAGACGCAATGATGATTCATAGGATTATGCGAGCACCTGAAAAACGAGTATTTAATATTGATATAGGTAATATCCCACCAAGTGAAGTTGACGGATACATGCAAAAGGTAATTACCCAAATGAAAAAAACTCCATATATAGATCAAAATACTGGTGATTATAACCTTAAATTTAATCTTCAAAATATGATGGAAGATTTTTATTTACCTACTAGAGGAGGAAATAGTGGAACAAGTATTGACTCACTAGCAGGAATGGAATGGACCGGTACAGAAGATATCGAATACCTTAAAAACAGATTATTGGCCTCTTTAAGAGTACCAAAGGCATTTTTAGGGTATGAAGAAGGTGTAGATGGTAAAGCAACCTTAGCGGCATTAGATGTTAGATTTGCCAGAACAATAGAAAGAATACAAAGAATAGTAGTATCAGAACTAACAAAGATTGGATTAGTACATCTATATTCACAAGGATATACGGATGATGACCTTGTAGACTTTAGCTTAGAGTTAACAAATCCTTCAACAATATATGAGCAAGAAAAAATTGAGTTATGGAACTCAAAAATATCTTTGGCAGATGCATTGAAGGATAATAAAATGTTATCAGAAGATTGGATATATGAAAATATATTTGGAATAGTAAAAGAAGAGGTTGCAACAGAACGAGAAAAAGTAGTTGAAGATACAATAAACAACTATAGGCATGATACTATTTCATCTGAAGGCAAGGATCCAGCAAAAGAACCAACTGTACAAGAAGAAATAAAAAATAAAAATAGGGAAAACCTTAGATCAGCAAATGATACTAGGAAAACTAGGGATGGCAAAACAGATGCTAGTGTGGGTAGACCTAAAGAAAATAATTATTATGGAACTGATAATGGTGCCAGAGGAAGAGATCCTTTAGGTAAAGAAAAAGTAAGGCGAGATACCAAAAATAAAGATCGATCAATTACAACTAAATATAAAAACAACAAGCCGTTGGCAAAAGAAATCGCACAATCAATGGATTTATTTAAAAATAAAAAATCTATGTTGAGCGAGAAGGCTAATATGTTAGATGAGTCTAATTTATTGGATACCGACATAACATAAGGTTTGTTTTGATATATTTATATATGAATATAAGGTATCGTACACAAAGGAGATAGAATAGGTGGCAAAAAGTATAAAACACTCAAAACTTAAGAACACTGGAGTACTGTTTGAATTATTAGTTAGGCAAATAACAACTGATACATTGAACGGGATGAATAATTCTCCTGCTTTGACTATAGTAAAAGAATATTTTGGAAAAAATACCATTTTAGGTAAAGAATTAAACTTATATAATTCATTGTCAAATGAAAAGTTTGCTAATATTCCAAAAGCTGAAAAGTTTTTAAATTTAGTACTTTCTGAAAGAAAGAAGATTTCAAATCTAAATCTTAAGAGAAAAAAGTATAATTTAATAAAAGAAATAAATAAAAGCTACAG